GACAATATGCCTGTAAGAAATGTTGCGATTGGTGTGATCAACTTGAAGAATTCAGCATCGTTAGGACTTTGCTGACCGATTGGTTGTGTCACAAAAATCAATGAGTATAGAACTACGAACACAATACCGACTAAACAAACGGCAAGTAATATGCCGATTGAAAATCGCATTCTAGCATTTAGTTCTGCTTCTGTATATCTCTGTCCCATATAAACCTCTTACTTTATAGCAGCGTTGTGTGCTGCTGTATCAACTACTGTATTCATCGTCAAAACTTCTTCTTCAATACTTGCTGGAGTTCTAACTGGAGCCTCATATTCATCACCTTCTGGATCCATGACGATATCAAGTTTGCTTGGCTTCTTCATATGTAATTTTGCCGTAGGAACTTCTTCTGTTGTTTCTGTTTCTACATTGCCTTCATCACTACTTATTGCGGGTGAGCATGGCTCAGTAGTTTCTTCTGAAGTTTCTGTTGATGGTTCAATACTTGATGATTGTTCCATACTACGGCCCAATACATCACTGGTACAAGTTCCTTCAGCCTTACATACTTCGTTACTACACTCAAGTTTACCCCAATTTTGAGGGTCTTGGCATGGATAACGGTAATGACCACCGCACCCGGTTATTATTAGTGTTATGAGTGGTACGAATAATAGTCGCATATTATAACTCCGATACTATACGACTATTTATGAGATTTTATGTGATTTCCTGCCAGTCTCCCTATGTTCTTCGTCATATATTTATTTATGGTTTTCCATATATAAAAATAGGGGCCTACGCCCCTATTTTTTGTATTATATAAGTCAATATTACTTGATGTCTAATGGACGATCCTTCACGGCTACTACACAATAATACTTTTCTTTAAGTTCCTTTATGGAACCGTCTTCATTAGTGACTGTAGGGATACCTACACTAAATTCTATTGCTTCAAAATTCAAAATCTTAAACCCCGTTCTTTGTAGTAAAGCAGTCAATTGATGCTGCCCTAAAATACTATAATGATTAAGATTATACTCATGCATTCTGTCACATTCTGGCGCAGGAACTTCAATATAAATGTAAGAACCTTGCTTCAAAATACGATTGTACTCCATCAAACTAAAGATAGGATATGGACTATGTTCAAGTGCCTGGCGCAAGAATATAAAGTCAACACTTTCATCATAATAACCATCTTTTTGTGGTATAAATGATAAATCATACTTTTTAATCTTATGACCTTTATCTTCACATGTTTTGATATCACCCGGACTTAGTGTTATACCTACAAGATCGGTATACTCACGCTTCTTCATTTCATCTAGGAAATATCCTGGACCACAACCTACATCTAGAATTTTTGCATCCTTAGGAAGATTTAGTGGATCTATATATTTTTCAACAACTTTCGCTGTCAAACCTTTATGCATGGCGCTATCGCCTTCATCATAGATATGAGCAGTATATAGCCATTCATTATAAAGTTTTAATTTTACGAGGTCTAGTGTTTGATTAATATCAATTAAATTTTGCATCTTGATTCCTATCAGTTTTAATTACTTATACTGATTAGACTTGAATGAAAAATTTATTCGTATCCTTTAAAGGGTTTAATTGGACTCTCAGTATATGTGTCGGGTAATTCTCTGCTTTTCAAATCGCCTTTATTGATATCTGTGTATGGAATACCTGCGGCATCAAAAGCTAATTCAAGCATATTTTGCTCAACTTCAGTATATGGATGTGCAGTATTTTGTTTTGCTGCCCAACTTTCACCATCTAAATCTGGCATGGTTTTACCATCTGTAGATGCTACAGCCATCATGACTCTATTAAGGTCATATGTTCTATCGTAATTAGTATCCGTAAAAGTTTGCAAACCTACAGATGAGTAGTGCTGCCTTTTGCTAGGTTTATTACGCTCTTCTATTATGAACTCTCTTGCTCTCATCAATTGTAACCTTTAAAACCTTTGACAGGAGAAACTTTATATGTATCTTTCATTTCTTCACTACCCGGAGTGCTTACAGATATTTTACCTTTATGATTAGTTTTACTTAATGCCTGATCAATCACTTTACCAACATTAGGGTCAAAACTACTTACGATCAAATGTTGACCCCATTGGCTGCTTGCTCTAAAATCTGGTCTGTTCTGGTCTTGCACTTTATCCTTATCGCCCGCTTCACCCCTGACTGCGGCAATCGCTACTCCGAATCTATATATGTCATAGAAGTTGCTATTGTTGAGTTCAGGCATCATGTAAGTATATGGTAACGATAATGAAGCGATATCCAAATTATCATGGACGCTGGCTAAATCTTGTTCTGTAAGAAATTCTTTGGCGCGCATTTTAACCTTCTGTGGTGATGAACACGTTGCCTGTTTCAGTAACAAGCCCTTCTCCGCTTTCAGAAGTCATACTTACACCAACTCCTAGGTCTCCTACCCATGTTACCTGGTATGCTAAAAAGTGAGTGATTGCTTCATTTTGAAGGGGAGATACTAAAAGGCGAACATTACCATCTGTTACATCCATATCATAGTTAGTAAGCCAATCGCCGTTGTTTGTTAATCCATAAATTGTAAACTTAACGTCAGATAAGTCATTAAGTATGCTTGCACCTATCAATGCATTTTGACTATCATTACTGCCTTCACGAAAACTTTGTAGTTGAATTAGTGCCTGAGTAAATTCATCTGCAGGATATTCCCAAATTACTTGATTGGCAGTATCGTCAAGTGTGACTGTGCTTGAAATTTCAGTGGAGGTTTGCTGCGTCCAAACAAAGTTGTTGTTAATTTTACCGAACGCTGTGCGTAACGGATCACCCTCTCCGTCGTTTGGATTAGTGCCTATGTTTACAAGTTCTATTGCCATATTAGGGACTCCTATAAGTATTTAGCATAAATAAGTTCATATGTGGATAATCAACTGGTTACCAGAATTTGTAGTCCATCTCATATTTCTAGCAGGTATTGTTGGAACCATTGCTGGTTTCGTATTAGGTTTCATACCCTTCGTCAGCAAATATAAACTTCCAATACAGATCATAAGTCTGCTACTATTAAGTTTAGGCGTATACCTCGAGGGGGGTTTAGCAGAGAAGGCTAAATGGGAATTACGTGTAAAAGAGATGGAAGCAAAGGTTGCTGAAGCACAAGCCAAAGCTGCCGTAGTCAACACAGAAATCGTAGAAAAAATAGTCACAGAGAAAGAATACATCAAGGTCAAGGGTGCTAAAGTAGTTGAATACATAGATAGAGAAGTAAAAGTATTTGATACTAATTGCACTGTCCCTGAAGTTGCTATCAAAGCACATGATATGTCAGCAAGCAATGAAGCACCACCAGAGAACACAATCACAGTGATCAAGCAGGAAGAGGCACCAAAGTGAAAAATATACTACTATTTTGCGTTATCACTTTATTAGCGGGATGTTCAACAACTGTTCCTGTCACTGCTAAATTCCCAGAAGCACCAGAAATACTATTAGTAGAATGTGACCAACTAGATAAGATAGGTAAAGATAAGGTCTATTTCAGCGAGTTTCTAAAGACTGTCGTGGGTAACTATAACAAGTACCATATGTGTGCTGCTCAAAACGCTGCGTGGAAAGAATGGTACGCAAAGCAAAAAGAAATATTTGAAAGCGTCAGCAAGTAAAGAAATCTTTTACTTTTTTAGCAACAAACTCAACTTCACTATCTGTCAATTCAGGATAGATAGGTAAACTCAATAAGCCCCTAGTTAAATTGACACTAGTACTCAGCATATCTGGCTTGCTATATACGTGTCTAGACAGAGGTAATTCACTTAATGCTTTAGCATAGTGAATCTTAGTTTCAATACCTGCATCAGTTAGATATTGTTGTAGTTCATTTCTACGATTATTATAAATAACAAACTTTTGATCAGCATGTACAAGATGGTCTCTGCTCAAACAACGAACATCAACATTACGTAATTCATCCAGATAATAATGACGAATTTCTTTACGACGCCACTGCCATTTGTCAATATAGTTAGCACGTACTGATAAATGTGCGCAGTCTAGTTCGCTCATTCTGCTGTTAGTGCCGGCACTTTCATGATCTGGTTTACCATTACTGCGATAACTATAAGCAAACTCATATAACTCACGTTCATTAGTTACAATAGCACCGCCGTTGCCACTAGCATTTAGATTTTTAGTTGGGTCAAAACTAATAGCCATGCCAGCGCCAACGTTATCAGCAACAAGCCAATGCTGTGCTCCGTCTACTACATCATTATAATTGTGTCCGGTGACAGCCTGTAATGTTGGGTTAGCACCATATAAACCTACATTACATGAAAACTTAGTAAAGTTGGCTAATAGATTTTCACTGTCAGGTTGCATTAGTCCATTTTTATCTGTATCAACTAACTCAATTACAAACCCTGCTTTAGCAAAGGCATTGAGTGTAGCAACGTATGTAATGTTAGGTATTCTAACTACTGGCGGATAGTCATGGTGGTCATCAGATGTTTTTCGTATCCATCTTGCGATTATTTCTAGTGCTTGTGTGCCACTATGTACAGTCAATGCGAAGGCAGTACTAGTTCGCATAGCAAGCCATGTTTCAAAGGCAGAGGTGTAACTACCATTCATTAGTTCGCCGCTGCGTAATACTAAATCAGTGGCTTCTAACAACTCTGCTTTGAGATTTTTATACTGTCTTGCTAGACCAAAATGGGCTATTTTTGAGCCAGTCATAATATTTTTGAAAACCTTCTTCTACGTCAACCTTAGGATCATAGCCAAAATCCTTTCTGGCTCTATCAATGTTCAATGCGCCGCGACTTGGGAAGTCAGCGTCTTTATCGCGTACTTCAATATTACCTTTACCAGCAATCTTTACTGCTAGGTTAGCAGCATCAAGTAGTGTGCGGCTATGGCTCTTTGTGATATTGTATGTCTTGTTATTTGTGTTTTCGCTGAGTGCGGCTGCTACGATACCATTGGCAGCATCATCAACATATGTGAAATCTAATGTCTCGCCTGCACCGTTGACCTTCAATGTACCGCCGCGCATTGCTGTAAGCATGAACTTAGCGATAACACGATCTTCAACATCAAGTGGTCCATATACAGCACTTGGACGTATGATAGTATGTGCCATACCTGTGCTGCGTGTATAATCTCTTGTCAACCACTCGCCTGCAAGTTTCATGATACCATATTGCCCTTGTGGTTTACATACTGCATCTTCAGTCACATCGTCTGTGAAGTCTCCATAGACCATGCTACTGCTGATATACACAAACTTCTTGACTTTTTGTCGTTTGCTTTCTTCTAATAGATTGAGCAAACCCTCAGACATGACTTTAGCACCATGTGGTGGGTTAGCGTTTACTACTTTCTGCCTCGGGAAACTTGCCATGTGTATAACGATATCAGGCATGAACCTAGTAAAAGCACGGTTGATTAAAAATCTGTCGCTGATATCATATGGGTAATGTTCGACCGCACCTGTGACTTTCTTTCGTTGTTCCATGAGATAATCAATCTCATCTTGCGGTATGATGCCATAATTGGTCTGTGTATCAACTACACAAACTCTATGTTTCATATCACGCAATTTTCTTACCACGTTATGACCAATGAGGCCATAACCGCCTGTCACTAATATATCACTCATACTTTAGTTTCCAATATGTCAAATCTTGTCCGTCTAGCCAGGCATGTATCGTGTACACATACCCATATGTAGCAGAATCAATATTACGCTTCCACATGGGTTGTTGTTTGCTTTTCTCCATGATCCATTTACCTTCATCAGTTTGCTGCCATTTCCAGATAGGTTCAGCAACGAAAAGATCGGGATCCTCTACATCACCCATACGAATTTTATGTACGATAACTTCTTGCATATCACACCGCCATTGTTGCTTTTATAGTATCATGGCTTTGGTAATTTAGCAACTTGATGTCGTCCATAGTAAACTTATCAATATCTTTAATTTCTGGGTTCAACCATAATGTGGGTTGTGGATACATCTCCCGACGTAATTGTTCGTTCACTTGTTCAACATGATCTTTATAGATATGGGTATCGCCCGTTGATATTATTAATTCGCCAACCTTAAGATCACATACTTGCGCAATCATATGCGTTAGTAAGGCATAACTTGCTATGTTGAATGGCAAACCCAGAAATACATCAACACTACGCTGGTACATATGACAACTCAATTCTTTATTTTTACTTACATAGAATTGACTCATCACATGACAAGGTGGCAATGCCATCTCATCAAGTTCACCTACATTCCATGCACTTAGAATATGTCTGCGTCCATTTGGATTGTTCTTCAATCCTTCGATCAATTCTTTTACTTGATCAACCTGCTTCCAGTCTGTAGCAGCACGATTGTAACCTGGTTCCCATGTCTTACCAAAGTCACACTTTAGATTGTGTTTGTTCCAACTACGCCACTGTACACCATATACGCGACCTAAATCGCCTTGAAATTTAGCTTTAGGCTTCCAGTATCCTGCCATGCTGTTTGGAGTCCATATGGTAACTTTACTTGTGTCTCTGTAACCATATGTGATTTCAGCGAGGCGTCTTTCATCACTGCTACCTTCTAAGAACCAAAGCAATTCGCCTACACAGGATTTCCAAGCTAACTTTTTTGTAGTGATAGCAGGAAATCCTTCACGTAGGTCAAATCGTAGTTGTCTACCAAACACACTGATAGTGCCGACTCCTGTTCTATCATCGCGCACTTCGCCGTTGTTTAATATGTCAACTAATAAGTCGTGGTATACTTTCATACTATTCCGTTTTTATAAATTAAAATGTCCATATGTTCTTCTTCATCGTGCCATGTTTTTATTATGTCATTGAAACTGTTACAACTAAAAAGTTTTTTATTTTGTTCATTAGCATATAGATATGCTTCTTCCTTTAAGGCAATACCTAAATGTTTTAAATATTCCAATGCTTGTAATGGATTAGGATGTGAGTCGCTGCCATTTTGAAAGCTTACTCCTGTAGCAATATTCTTTTTTATATAATTTTTATGTAGAAAATGGTGATAGCATTCAGGAAATTTATTTAATAGACCTTTATAAGTATCAATCAAATTATGATACTTTGTAAGATTGGGATCTTCAATGAAAGATAAATGTTCTTTATCTCCAGGAATATTTTTATCTCCCGTGAGGCTAGTGCTTAGTAAAGATATTTTATCGCAGGTTAAATTATTTAAAAAACTTTCAACCATATAGATTATAGACATATCTCTCACTATATAGTGAAAAAAAGAACCATAAGTTTCATAAAATTTATAATAATCTAGAGGTGCATTAATATCATTGCCCTCATGGAAAATATTGCCGGGTGTATGCCAGTAACCTTGTGAAGTATGTCTATCTTCTCTGGTATAACTTGGGTACATGATTAATACTAAATCATCTTGATCAATTTGAAACTTATTGTGTGCTTGCGCTAATCTTATACACAATAGTTGATTACCGCCTCCAGATTTTGCAAGATTATAAAAAATACTGTTGGGGTATTGACTAGCAATAATATTTGCCCAAGTAGGCCAGGTATGTCTAGTATAACTACACCCGAAAGCAAAAATTCTTTTATAGGAATGCTTTAAATTTATCATAGACATTATTCAAATGGCCTATCATAAGATTTGGAAAATGAAAATAAGGGTATGGAATATCTTTGGTAGGCACAAACTCTTGCTCGGATAATTGCATATAGATAGGAGGAAACTTAGAAATATCAAATGCGTACTTAATTGCAAGTTTTCTGTTAGCAATTAACTTAGGATAAATTTTGAAATACATTTCTTTCCAATTATCTTTCAAACCTTGTATCCTCTTAATCTCGCTGACTAATACTTCTGCTCTTTCTTCAATATTGTACACAGTATCAAAAGTATAATCAAAAATCTCATCATAACGTTGGAAACCAAATGATTCTAAAAACATCATATAGTTTTGCGGACCTAGTGCTAGGAATGGTTTGTTAAAAAGTAGAGATAACACGCTGCTACCACTTATAGTATATAAATTTTCACCGTCACTTTCCCCAAAGACTGTCATAAAACAATCATTGTAGCAACTAGGTAAAGTTTCTCTATGAAACTTTATACCTTCAGTATTTTCTTGTTCTAGATATAATTGTCTAGGATTATCCCAATAATAAAACATGGCATCATTTGTACGCCGGAAACTTATCTTGTTATCATTTATCAAATCGTATTTTGCGAACATATCCATCAAAGCAATACGATGCCTATGCGGCTGGTTATTCATAGAAATAAACGTATGGTTATAATCCTTATAAGGTGTTATTAACTCTACATCTAAGCCTATGTTGTCATTTGCTATCTTTGTTTCTAACCTGTTGTAAAGCACAAATGAATATGTGAACCAAAATGTTGGCCAATACAATATCGTAAATCTATTGTATAATGGATCATCTATAGGTATGAGGTTTGAGTTTTTTTGACTAAGTCCTGTTATAAAATAAACAGGAATTTTTCGTGAATCTGCATAGTCACAAATGTCAATAAGTAATTGTCTGTCGCCACAAAGGCTTGTATAGTGAAATTCTGTCTCACCTAAAATAACAATACGACTAGCATGCCTTAACTTTTTGATTTGTTCAAAATGAAGTTTAGGATTGCCCCAAATTGGAATGTGACCTATCATAGTTTATTTAATAATTTGTCAGTTTCCGGCTGCACCGCTTCTGCAATACTTTCTATATTTAGAACAAACTCCACGCTTAAGATGTGATCGTCGTACTCAGCAAGTTTACGACTTACTGCTTCTTCAATCTGCTCTGGAGCGAGCCCTTGATCAAGGAACTTTTTTATATTAATAGTTTGTTGGCGCTTCCCTGCTAACTTTATAACTAATTTTTTTATAAATTCAACAGGGATTTTTTGCTTATCAACATCGTCAATAATATGTTCCCACTTCTTTAAAAAATCTGGGGACATATTATACAGTTACTTTTACTTTACTTGCCTTTTTAGTTTTAGACTTTTCAGCCTTGACTGGTTCAAGACTCGCAGCCTCTTTTAGTAAACGCTCAGCCTCTGCCATCAGTCCCTTCGCTTCAAGATTCATACGATCAGCCTGCTGGCGTAAGTTTCTTGCTATGCCTGCATCAGAAAGTGCTTCATCAGAACCCGCTGGTGGAGTTTTATCTCCGCGCATTCTACGTGCTACTTGTGCGGGATCTTGCATACCCATCTGTTTATCCATCTCAGCCAACTTCTTAACAGCCTCTTCGCCTTGCTTCATCTCATTAAGAATTTTGTTTAATTCATCTAACTTAATCTTTGTATTTGGAGCAGGGGTCATCACAACTGTTTCAGTACGAATCTTCTTTAACATACCTTCACTATGCAATTTTTGAAGGATTATAACACCATCTTTAGTATGTGTGCGATTCAAAGCATCGGCAAGATTTTCGCTATTCTGTCCGATATCACTCTCAATACACTTCATGAGTGGATCATGAATATGTTGATTTAATACTTCGGGATATGTGACTAAACACATGTGAGGCTCACCCGGTACCTCACGAAAAATTACTGCTACCTTACGATCTCCGTGTTTTCCAACGTGTCTCAAAAACATAATTATGTCTCCTATAGTTTTGTATTTAATAAAGATTTTGTTATAGATTAAATTTATGACCAGGCGATTTCGTAAAAAACAGCCTCTTGAGGATCTTCAAAATAGATCACTCCCTCTGAATCTGAAAACAAAGTCATCACAGAATTTGATATAAAGAATCTACCTGAAAGTTTTTCTAGAACCCACAATTTACTTTGTTTGGTCACTTGTGTATTTGCTTTTACAAAATGTTTTGGGCAATAATCAAGTTCTCTTTGCCCAAACCATGTGTATAAATTGATGTCGTTCATGCCATCAGATTCCTTAATACCATATATTTGTTGTAGGCATCCACTACCATTTGATCATCAGTTTTAGGTGAGGGTGCGAGGGGTATCCAAATTTCTTTGCGTGATAATTCAATATGTACGAATCCACCAAACCCATTAAATAATCGTGGCTGATGTATCTTACCATTACGGTATAGATCACTTGCTATCTCTATCACACTATCAATATCACAATCAGACAGATCATAGTTGCTACGTTGTCTAGCACCAGTATTACCATACTCATAATATGATTTTACAACACCTATCAATTGGTCTAAGTCCGGACAAGCCGTTCTAGTGATGATGACCAAAACATCATCTACACTTACTTCACCTAACGCAAGTGACTTCAAGCATCCGCCCAAACTGGTACCAACAAGCATCATACGATTACAGAATTTTTAATTTCAAAACGGTCACTATAAATTTTACGACCATTCTTGCGAATATGATTTACGATGAATTGTGGGTTATCTTCAAACATACTTTTTACATCATCCATATCTATACCATCAGTAGTAAACTGGTAGATTTCATAGTGACGCTGGCTATTAGCCCTAGCCCTTAGAATAAGTGACTGTAGTGGAATACTTGAACGATATTCTAACATTTTTTCGTCCTTCAGTATGTTCCATAATTTACGCTTTTCATAGGCATCGCGTTGAGCCATTTCGGCATCGACGTCAAATATAGATTCAAGCCCTGTGTTATCCCACATGGCAATAAAATTTTTTACGGATTTTTTGTTAGACGCCATATCAACTCTGCCTTTTCAATTTGGTCTGCTAGTGCAGGATTATCTCTACTTGCTTCTAATATATCACGCCATTCTAACCAACGATCACGGTGCTTTTTTTCCGGATCTTCACGGATTAGTTCTCTATCAGTCTCGCCACTTTTTCTACGGTAAATTGTTTTACCGCCGTCTGGACTTTCGTAAATCCAAATCTCCTCAATGCTTTTTATGATCGTCATAAAGTGCAAAAGTACCGAACGGTGGGTTCGGGTTAGGATCACCATGAATGATCCATGTCGTATCACAGTAGTTCTCATCGCCCCAACTACCGAAGGGGTAACCGTCTGTGAATACGATCAATCGTGTAGGCACGCGACCCTCTTTCTTCAAATGATCAAAGATACAAGTGAAGTCAGTACCGCCACCACCCATTAATTGATAGCCCTCAATAGTGTCAAGATTCTCACTAGTGAAAGTTTGCGGGTTATAAACTTCAGTATCAAAGCAATGCACATTGATACGATAACCATCAAACGCACTCATCATGCCAGCAATTTCAGTCAAGAATGCCTTACCTTGAGTGTCGCTAATAGAACCTGACAAGTCAATGAATACGTCAACATCAATTTCTTCACCGGGAGTCATGCCGGGCATTACTGCATCCATATGCCAACCGCGACGACTGGGCTTGATCCAACTAAAGTCAGTCTTGATAGCACTAGTCAGATTAGTCTGGATCAACTCACGCCAGGGCATGACAGGGTTAGTCATGTCTTTGATAAGACGCTCAACACCTGCGGGCAGACTACCTGCTTCAGCACTCTGAGCAGCATTGATTACAGCCTGCTTGATTTCTTGCTTGAGAGCCTCGCGCTCTTCAGCAGTCATAGTGGGACGTTTACCTTTTCCCTTCTTATCGCCCTCACCTTCACCCTCGCCCTCACCTTCACCCTCGCCATCACCGTCCATATGCTCGTCGAGCAACTGTTGAATCAGTTGGTCCATGTCAATCTTTTGAACATTCTGCATCAAGTCATCATAGATTTCTTCTGACGATTTGCCGTCATACTTTTGTTCGTACAATGCAGGGACACTAGTGATAAACTGACCGACCTTGTGACGTTTCAAGTCAGCATTGACCGCATAGTCATTTGCGATATTGAAAATTTGTGGGTCACGTTCGCCGCGACGACCCATGTGATCATACACAACGTGAAGCACCTCATGCGCAACCAAGAATTCAACTTCTTTAGGCTTGAGCAGAGTGATGAATTTACTATTGTAATAAAATTTCTTGCCGTCAGTCGCGGCAGTACCGCACCAATCGTCAGCATTAATTAGTTGAAGTCTAGTAGCGAGATTACCGAAAAACGAATGACGCAACAGTAGACCAATACGTGCTGTCACCAATCGCTCACGCGCCTGAGCATCAATTTTCGGGTCAGTCGGGCCGATAAGATTGTCAAACTTCTTATTGCGTTTAGACTTCTTAGAACCCTTAGTGCCGGGAATAACGTCACTCATACATAAACTCCGTTAGTCAATATGTATATATTATAAGATAAGTGAGAGTCAAAGTCAAGAGAAAGCCCATGATGCCCAAACCCTAGACTCTCACGTATTCGGGCTTGAGCACCATGGACCATAACGGACCTTAGTTACCAGCCTCGACGATGTACTTACCGTACTTCTTGTGGAACTCGTCAAAGTTCTTCAACTGACTGGGTTCGATGGGCAACTTGAAAGTTTTGAGTGCGACCTTAGCACCCATCACTACAAGTTCAGTCTCAAAGTTACTCATCATGTAGTTGAAGAAATTATCAGCCATAGTATGGAACTTCTTCATATCGACCTTGTTCTCAATTGCATCGCGCAATTCGTAACACATTGAAGTAGTCAAGGAATACATAGCCGAAATTTCTTTGACGTTGAGGTCCTTGACCTTACCCGACAAGATATCACTCGGGTTAGGCATCTTGCTACTCACCTTGCGGTGTGCCATAAACTTGACGGCAAGACCTTCGCCGACAGCACCAGCGACAAGATTGAACATAGTATCGTTGTCGGTGTCAGCCTCATCTTCAAGAATCTGGCTAACGAATGTCCAACTACGCGGGGTAGCGAATGCACGGCTGCTGGACTTGTTGTCAAAGTCATACAAGTCATTCTTAGCGAACGACAAGTAACCAACAACGTCAGTATGAATGCCTGCGTTCACAGCCCAGTTTTGCCATGAAGCAAAGTCTGCCCGCATCTCAAGATGCAAGAAACGATTTGCGAGGGGCATAGGCATACGATACGTCACGCCCTTATCAGATTCACGATTACCTGCCGCGACGATAACAACGTTATCGGGCAGTACATACTTACCTACACGGCGATTGAGAACCAACTGATAACCTGCTGCCTGAACAGCGGGCGGTGCAGAGTTCATCTCGTCAAGAAAGAGAACGATGACGGGATACTTGCTAGCAAGTTCAGCATCAGGTAGATCGACTGGGGGAGCCCAGTCCATGCGACCGTTATCTTTGTTGTAGTAAGGGATACCACGCAAGTCAGTGGGCTCCATTTGCGCCATGCGCAAGTCAATCATCAAGCCACCAAGTTCGTTAGTGATTTCACTCACGACCTCAGACTTGCCGATGCCGGGAGGACCCCAGAGAAACACCGGACGTTTTGCCTTGAATGCCTTGAGAAGGGCCTTGCGAGCCTGGACAGATGTAACTGTCATGTTATCAGTAATAGCCATGTGAGAGTCTCCTATAAATTAATGTCTAGTTATCTTATTTGATAACAGACCTGTTGTCAAGCCTTGAATCGCTCATACGAACGAATTGGGCTATAACGATTTGCCGAATTCTTTTCCACAACCGTGAAACCGATATTCTTGTCACGCAATGTAGTGAGTAATGTACCGAGGTCCAAATCTTCCTCAAGATAGACCGTACCACCCTTCTGATAAGAATACTCGGTGATAGTGTTGATGATGCCCAACTGATCAAGCACCTTGCGCTTGACCGCACCCCAGGCGTGACCAGGATCGCTATAAACTTTGATTTTGATAGTCATTGCATCGACTCCTATTAGGCAGCAGCTAAAATTTGATTTTGCTGACGGGTTTTGATTTGGTCCTGAATATACTTGTCAAGACCCTGTCGGGTCTGGTCGTATCCCAGGGACTTGAGTAACTTGCGAATATGGGGCAACATATAGCCCTTGCTCTCAAGAATCGTCAGGGGAGCCTCACCTGCATTCAAGCGGCTGAAGTATTCCTCGACCGTGAAATTCTTGACTAGAAACGTAATAAACGTTCCCTTGCTGACTCGGTTATACTTGAATCGGGCAACAAACTTACCTTCGTAAGTCACATATTCTGAACCGTCAAACTTGTCTTTCAAGAACCGACTCATAATCAATCTCCGTTTATCAACTATAGATATAGTGTATGCCCAAATGGACCCAAAGTCAAGCCTTTTTTATGGCGTCGTAAGTTATTGATTCTATTAGGATTTTTATTGCGTTAATCGCAGGATTAGTAACATTTTCTCGCAATAGTCTATGGAATTAGCCAAATCTTCTCTGGGCTTGTTGGCTAAATAGGGCTTATGTAACTGTCTAGCACGTACTTCGGCACTGCCCAGTACACCCACAAGTTTCTCAGCATTTTTTATCAGTTTACGTAAATCTTTACTGTAGTTGAGTTGACGCGCTTGGTAGGTAAGATCATCAATAATCTTACTTGCCTCTACAGCAGTTGTGAATTTTATTTCACTCAAGTCCCATGTCCTTGCGTATTTTGGTTGCGCTGATTGAATGTATTGCATCGTCAAAGACCTCTTGCTCAATCTTGTAACCTACATCACGCCCATATGTAATGTTGACGATATTTGGAACGACAACAATTTCATATTGACCTTGATATTTTGGATCTAAGTCTCTACGAATATAATCTTTTACTTGTTCAATTGCAAATGGGTTTGACCCATTCCATCCCTGACAGTCACGTATCATAATGCATACTTGACCTGTCTTTGCCAATGCACGTTCAAACAATGCACGATGCCCTACATGCCATGGCTGCCAGCGACCTAACATCTGTACAGTTTCTTTTTGATAATCAAATACAGGTCTGCGTTGATTCTTTAATATATAGTTAGCAACATAAGGTGCCCATAACTCTGCATTCTGTTCAGTAATACGGAAGTCATAAACTGTAGGAGGAACAAATAATTTATTAGTATCTTCAAATCTTCCCTTCTCAATTGTATCAATCCATACTGTCCAATCTGCTTTATAGTTATTACGCATCTCAACTAGTGGAGCCACAAAATCACAAATTACATAATCACATTCAGATGATTCTGCTAAATCATACATCCTATGTGATTGTCTTATACGACCTTCATGACTGAAATCCCAGTCATTGAATTGCTTACGTACATCATCAGCATTAAACCAATCAACAGTAACTCCTATGATTGATTCTAACTCTTTTTTAAGGTGATTGGTAAAATATGTTTTACCACTACCCGGTAATCCCATTACTAAAATTTTAGTTGTCATAATTTTCCATTTGTTTTTGCGGTAGGCGGAATTCCTGCTCTACTTGTTTTGAATTTAAATGCTTTAGCATTGCTTAAAATACTATCTGGTTTTACATCTACTGTAAGTGCTGTCTTAAATCGCGGATCGTTCTTTTCTTTTTCGCTAGGTATATAGCCGCTTGCTTCTTTTACTTTTTTACCTTGAACACTTGTAGTTTTCTCTGGCTCCGGCGCACTTGCTTTCTTAGCCTGAGGCATAAACTTGTTTATTGACTTTAGTGTGAGAGGTCCTAACACTCCATCAACATCAAGATTAGCATCATATTTTTTGTTTAGAAACTTTTGTATTTTACGCACTGCATCTTCTTTAGACTCCATCAATGGGCTTTCGCCTTTATAGTCGCGTAATACACCTTTGCCGTCCCACTTAGCACAGCACATGCGCTCAGTCACCCAATCATTGATATCTTTGTGGTAGCAAAACCCTTTTACTTTTACAGTATCTTTACCAGGCAATGTGACTAGATCAACACGCTTGCTCATAGCGATATATTCTTTATTAGGTGGTTTCAATCCACCATACTTGTTTAGTTCATCTTTACCTACAGGTTTTTCGCTATCTTTTTTCCACCATACGCAATTCTTGCAATTGGTGCCTTCAATAAACTTCACGCTTTCTTTTACATTATAAGTTGGATCATAATCTTCCAAACTTAATTCTTTGCTGTGTAATTCATTTTTGTAATCGTAAAGTTTTTGAATATAACCTAATTTACGTAGTGCTTTATAAGATAAATTTTCCGGTCCAAACTCACCCGTACTTTGTAATCCTGCCTTTCTATATCTTTTTAATACGTCTAGGACCTTTTCAACTTTTTCTAAACTATTTGACTTCAACGCGAGTTCTATCATCGTGCCTAACTTTTCGTATTTGGCTCTTGTTTCATTTTGATCAAAATTTGCTTTTTTCTTTTTAGGAATTCTTATCCAATCATCATTTACTATACTATATTCACCAAGGCTTACATGAGGTTGATTGCTATCTTGCACGTATAATTCTACCGGGACTCCATGTACAGAAATGTCATGTTCGTCATTATATAAATTCTTTTTAGCAGTAAACAGTTCTTGGTAAATTTCGTCATCTGGAAGTTTATTGAAATCAACCAATATGTGCAAATCTAAGTCGCTGTATGGCGTATAACTATAAGCAGCATTACTTCCTGATATCGTGATATCTTGAATTTTAGGTATTGCTACTCCTAATTCTAGTATAAAGTCATTCGCTATTTTTAATAACTGCTTTTTTACTTCTGGTTTAAGTTTATTATTTTCCCACAAGTTTGGATTCAGTTCATTATGAAATTTGACTGCATCAGATAATTTAAAATCTTCTAACTCACTAATATCCATAAATGTATTTAGTTAGAGTTTTTCAAAGGTTAGATGCAATCTGGGGGACGCTCCGGCATTGACAAAAGTATGCATTCTGCCATTGTTTACGACATAGACCGACCCGTCTGCGGGCATAGAAAATGCTCTATGGTCGTATACAAAGTGACAGCCAGGATTAGTTATTAGAGGTATATGTAGACAAATCTCGCCTGCGTCATTATGCCAATTGTAACATGTATTAGGCATCACAAATCTATATGTCACACTATCAAATTCTAAATGTTCTTTTAGTTGGTTTATCACAGAAAGTGTGTATTCAACCTTGTTTAAATCCTCTGATTCTTTATTATTTAAAATCAAATGAAATTTCTTCTGAACTAGCACAGCATTACCGTGATTAGTAACGTCAATTATCCTATCCTTAAATAATTCAAATTCTAATAATAACTTATTAACATTTACAAATGTTTTATCAAGCCTGTCTATAAAGTGAACTTTCATCCAGATATTTATAACGATAAAAAGGTAGGGACAAAAGTCCCCACCTGACTATTGGTTAATAAGGTCGTCAACCCCATCTAACTGCCCTTAGGCTGCTAGAGCAAATGTTTCATCATTTGCGTTTACTTTGATTTACGCTGATTACGTCAGTCGTCTTTCGGACTGTCTGCTTGGGTACTACTTGCCCTGTCGAAACTGTTCATCCCCTTTGTGTTTTCCATTGGGGGAAGATCCCAACCTACTATTCTACTCCACTCACGCTCTGTAAAAAACAGATTGCGAGGTTCATCAATCAATCTATTGGTGGAGATGGCGGGATTCGCACCCGCGTCCAAAGCATCTTTCTCCTCACTTCCTACAGTCATATCAATAAACTAATCCGTACGCTATACACCAGACTTCTAGTGCTAATCTATAGAGCAGATGGGACAAAATATATGCCCCAACTGCCGCAATAGAAACTTTCAATAATGTTTCTGTGCTATCCATATAGGTATTTATTCGCCCTTGCTAACAAACTCGTTTAGTTTTTTCGCTTCGGCAATAATATCTTCTGATGTGGGTGCTGTAGGCATTTCTGGAAATGGTGCATAAGGATTTGCATCCCGTTGTGCGTTCCACTCTAGTTCCTTATTTGACCTTGCGTAAAAGTATGGCTCAAAGAGACTTTCTTTAGCCAGTCTTAGTAGATCCAGACGGATCTCGTATGGTGTTTTGCTCATAATTACCTCCTGTGTGTATGTGTGTGTTTTTTATAAGCAGTAGTATATATCAAATATCATAGTGATTATTATTTTTTCTGAACACCCAAATTGGCTCTACAAATATACTATTCTTATCTGCCTCTACAATAGCATGTGGCCTAGCCTGCATACGCATACCGATCTTACCTAGATAGTATGCATTTTGGTAAGTCAATATGTCATCAACCATGTCATCACATAAGTTTAAACGTGTGCCCTTTGCGATTCTAGGTTCAATGATATTGATCATCATATAAGCATTGTCAGATAGTGTGTCCCATACCATGCGATTGACTTTGAAAAAGAAGTCATGTTTCCAACTATCAAATGTCTGATATCGTATATAACTTTGTGTGCTGCTATGATTAGCCGCATATCGTTCTGTCTCATAGTAGGGAGGGCTTGTAAAATAAAAGTCAAATGTGTTTTCGTGCTTACTCCAATCAACATCTTCGCTAGGCAAATTATAAATGATTACCTTTTTTGTGCCTAATACAATAAAATGATCGCCCTTGTCTTGTAGTACAGCACTATCACAGCCCAACATGTTTTCATATTCTAAGCACTGGTCTTTGTACGTCTCATAGACTTCAGGATTGGGATCACATCCAACATACAGTTCTGTATGTGACGTAGCATAGAAGCCTGCTAATCTATCACCCCAACCACAACTAGTATCTAATACTTTATGTGCCTTATGTTTCTCATATAATGCTTTCGCAACAGTAGGTTTAAATTGTGTTGCTGTATAGGTTCCTATACGAAAGGCGCTGCGAAATGTACTATTATCAATATCACTATTACCTAATGCGCCCAATCGCCAGAAGTGCCAATTCATACGTGACAACTTTGTTTTGTCATGCCATATATCATATGGGCTATCAACAAGATTGCTACCACACTTCATGCGATTAAGTTGTTGAAAATAATTACTTACGCTATTGTATGCGTGAGACTTATCAATCACACCTAACGGGTTCTGGTTATACTTATATTTGTAATCAAACTTTTCTAAAACATTTTGTACATTCTTATAATGTCCCATCATTGATGTTTTAGTAAATTTCGTGAATAGACGATTTAAATCATCATACGATATTTTTTTAGTAGGAAATGGAATATTATTAGAAATTATATATTCAGCAAGACTATCTTTTATGCTGTCCTTATCATATTGTTTGATAAGATTCTTCCATTCTCTATTAGGAATAAAGGGTATTCCACGACTATCACCGTGATATTCAAAATACTTGATCAAATCATGATTAACCATCTAGATATTATATATTGTCAACACTCTACTGTCAATAAATATCCTTATGCGATCTGTCATAAGATATGGAAAATGGTATACTTGCGATCCGCAAGACATGGGTAATTATGAACTTGAATGGTTGCATAACTTATGGATAGAAATTGCTAAGACAAGCGAATTTCCTAAAAATTATGTTATCAATTTGACTTGGGAAAGCGTCAATGAAGATCAACATGAATACGACATTTATGCTGAAATTGAAAATCCAAGACTTTGTAAATTTTGGTTCGTAAGTTGTGTTGATCCATTGGAAGAAAAATTTTATCAAAAATTTATAGACAAAGGCTTTACAGTGTCTACTGTTGGATTCAGTCCAGAACACTGGAGTAGCTGGTATCCTTATTGGGTCTACCAATATAATAAAGATGTTGTTGCTAAGTTAGATGAGAATATAAAATACATTTATCTAAGTTATAATAGAAAACCACATTTGCATAGATATAATCTAGTCAAGAGCCTTATAGAAAATAACTTGCATGATGTGGGACATGTCACATACCAGCATGGTGTATTTCCAGAAATTGATATGGCTACTGGTAACACTGAAACAGATTATTGGGATAAGATAATTATACAACAATCTTATAACTACAAAGGTAACCCAGATTTAAGATATTCAAGACCAGAAGATGCAACATCATTAGGCAATTTAGACATTTGGAATAGTGCGTATTTGAATATAATTAGCGAGACAACTGATACAAATCCATATCACATTACAGAAAAAACCTATAAGCCTATAATAGGTCTTAGACCTTTCATTATAAATGGTCATTCCAATCTTTATAATATCTTAAAGAAAATGGGATTTTATACTACGGTAGACTTTTTTAATGACTTGAACTTAGAAAACGGTTCTATAGAATCTATCATTAGATTAGTGTCATATTTAAAAACATTAAATAAAACAGAATTGTACAATCTCTATGAAAAACAATTACCTTTATTGTTAGCGAATAGACAACGTTTAAAAGAGATTTGTGATCTAGATAGAACTAAAATTTTATATTGGCCCCAGGGTAAAAAAATCGTGCAAGCAGTATTTGTATTAGGAAACATTTATTCAAGTAATCCACAAGAGATACGTAGATATGAGACATCTTGGATTGAAAATCTAAAAAATGAAATCTCTATTAAAAGTATTTATCCATATAATTTTTTAATAAATCTAACGTGGTTTCCACACAAGGGAGGGCTAGAATATATACAGATGATACTGTCAAATAACCACAAGCCTGAAACTTGCAAAATTTGGCTTTGCGGTAGCATAGACGCGGTAAATTGGATTACTCGCAGTGATTTTTATCTTGGATTAGTTAGGGAAAGATTTGACATTAGTCTTGTAGGTTATGATTTAGAGAATTGGCATAGCTGGTTCCCCAACGCTCTGTATAACAATAATCAAAACATAGATACAACTCTAACATCAATCAAACACTTGTACTTGAGTTATAATAGAAAACCTAAACCGCATAGATTTGAACTCGTACAACAATTGATTGATAACAATCTTTTATCGTCAGGATATGTAACTTATGAAAAGGGAATTTTTCCTGCAGTTGATGCAATGACAGGAAACACAGAACAAGATTGGTTTGAAAAAGTAAAAAATTTAGATCCTGCTAACTATCCTGAACATTGTAGCGATTACAGATTTAGTCGTCCAGAAGATATTTTTAGTTTAGGAGATTTAGATATATGGAACAGGTCTTATTGCATCATAGTGAGCGAAACAAATGTTGATGAAAAATATCACTTGACAGAAAAAACTTGGAAACCTATAATAGGTAAAAGACCGTTCGTTTTAAACACTGATCCTTCTGCGACTCATGTATTAGAAAAATTAGGATTTTACACGCCTGCTATGTTGTTTGATTTTAAAGAGTTAGATGATTGTAATATCAGTAGTATTATTAAATTATTATTAAAACTTCAAAAATATAACAACAATAAGTTGTATTACCTTTACAAAAAGCAAGAGCCTATGTTAGAACATAATTATAGAAGATTTGTAGAAATTGCTACGAGTGATCCAACTAAAATTTTAGATTGTCCACTGTTTGTTTGAATTCGCTTCGGCTTGGATTCGAACCTTGTCCTAGTCTTCTCGATCTGTACTTCCCACAGTACTGACCGAAGCCTTTTTTCTGGTTTGTCTCTGATGTCCCGGAAACATCTTGACCCTACAACAACGCCATCGCTATGCGACAAACACTACTCCAGAAGGTCGTGCGGCTCAGTTTATTTATACTTTTCTTGTATTTCCGTAAAATATAGTACTGCCTTTGTGCGTTTTTATCTGTCGCCAAGGGTCAATGACCGTCGCAGATTGTGGAAAATTTAATTGTTGTGTATAATTGTCCCAGTAGCCTATCAAGTAAACTTCTGTCCAGTCTGAGCGTAAATCTGTATCACCTGTATGCTCATCATAGTAATGTAGATTGCCACCATGCTTCTCAATATAGTGTCCCACTAACATACTTGCGCTACCGTTGGTGTAGGGTATTTTGGGCTTGTATGCTTTGCCGACAATTGTAACGTTCTTGCCGTACTCTAAGCATTTTTTAGCCATACGTTCTGCTTGTACTTCTCTAGCAGTCATAATGGCATCAAACAAATCATATCCTAATCCTAGACGTTCGGCTAGATAACGTAATGCAATATTATCTCTTGGATGACATGCTCCTGCATCCCCTAATCCTGCTTTCATATATGCAGGACCCATGATACGATGTGTGGACTTTGCTAATGCGTTTGTAACTACGTCAACATTAATATTGCCGTTCGTTTCAGCAACATCCTGTAACATGTTAACTAATGCTAACTTTGTACTAATAAAGGTATTATAGAAAATTTTTATACTTTCTGCTTCATCCCATGTACCAACTTCATAACGTGGATCATTTTCCATAAAGACATTATAGAAATCTATTAATTCTTTAGCGTCACCTGTTACACTACCATCTTCTGTGCCTATGATGATCATTTCAGGATTTACCATATCATGTTTGACAGTACCCATAGCAATCAGATATGGATTGTAAATGAATCGTGCGTTGGTGATACAAGGTTCCAACTGGCTGCGTACAGTTCCCGGCAAGACAGTACTAATGAGTACTACCAATTGATTCTTATTAACGTACTTGTTTACTTCTTTTAATATATCTGTAACGATAGTGTAATCAAAATCTTTGTTAGGTAAATGACTAGTAGGTGTTTCGCCACCATATATAGGATCATGAGGAGTAGGAGCAGCGATAAAGATAAAATCTCTGTCAACTACTGCATCTTTGATAGAATCTTTCATAGGAAATGTAGTAGTTTTTGTACTAATATCATAACCTACAGTATCATAATGTAATGCCATGACTTCGGCGCAGTCTTGCCCTAACTTGCCTACGCCGATCATCGCCACTTTCTTCATTTTATTCTAATGGTAATTCAATAAGTTTGTTTTCACGATCAAGATATTTCATCTCAATCTTGACAGGATGAAAGTCACGCAGTGCTTCTACTACATCATACGGATCAAGATAACCGCAAGTATAAACGTCTAATTGTACAAGTGCTGGGTTATCTTCATCCCAGATATGTAATGCGATATGGCTAGTCTCAATGATGGCTACAGCAGTTAGTCCACGATTGCCTTCTACGTTTAGATATTTTGCAAAAGGGCCCATCATGACTTTCATGCCGATCTTGTCTACAAGTTTGTTCATCCATTCAATAGCAACTTGCTCGTCAGTGATTGGACGCCCTACTTCAGCACGTATAATTAAATGTTTATGTACTACAGCCATTATTTGTATTTCCTATTGTAATAATCTTTTAACCAACTCCATTCATAACTTAATTTGAGTTGATCCATATCACCATTTACTTCTTCATAATATTCTACTGCGTCCTTCGCTCCCTGTAAACAGTCTTTGGCAAATTTACCTTTAGCCTCAGTAAGCCATACTTGTAAGCGTTCTTGGCTAATATCTGTGTAATCGCTCTTGAGTTTTATAACTTCACGGAAAGCAGTACGCCAAGTGCTATAAGCATCAGTATTAAAGTTTGCAGTGCCGGATACTAATTCTACTGTCTCATGCGGATCGTCCAATGTAAAGTCTAATCCACTACCGAAATTGTTTAGCACAAGTTGTTTATTGTAAGCGATCATACCTTGGTGACCGTATTCTAATCCGTTCACAGGATTTTTAGCATGGAAGATATAGTGTTTAGGCACTTGTAATCTATCTGGTTGCCAGCCCCAGTCAAATTTGCCATTCACTTTTAATTTAGCGAATACTGTGAAAGCCCATTGAGTTTCACTTGCCTTTACAGCAGCATGATAAGCATCAACGCGACCGTTTACGCCATCTACACGCACGACACGATTTTTCAATCCATCAGTCACAGCAAGCAAGTGCTTATAATTGTCTTCCGCATTTTTTTCACCGTTGCTGAGAAATACGATGTCAAGCGGCTTACTTGATAATAACTTACTTGCTGTTTTAATATAGGGGTAATCGTATAGTTCTTTCTTAATATACTGTTTCGCTTCTTTAGGAACAACGATTCTAGTGGCACCAGTACTTGTGATTAACAATTCTTTAGTATCATCCTGCCATAAATTTAATGTTTCATTATCATTGGTTTTAAATTCTTCAGTTGTAAATATAGCATAGGGGAAATCAAAATTAGTATCAATGCTTCCTACATGCGTATCTGTGTTAACTTTGATAATAGGAGCAGGTAAGCGTCTTGTTTTAACTGTATTATTAAAGTTTACTTTATCATACTGTTGTAAAATTTGTAGTTCAGAAATAACTTTCTTAGTATGGTTTACATTTAAGAAGAAAGTATCACCGAACTTTTGCGAGTCACTAGGAAATACATGTAAGTTTTCTCTAGCGAATGGATCGCATATGTAAGTGAAATCAAAGTTATTATAGTTACAAATACTACTTACGACCCAGATGTAATGCTCTTTTCTAGGAACTATATTATCCACTATATTTTTGATAGTTTGTAGATAACTTTTATCATAATCAACAACAGTCACAGACTTATCATGTGCGACCAGTTTTATAGCGTCAACAACTTGATTTAATTCTTTATTACCATGATTTATGACATAGACATCATAAAGATTATTAGTAGCCTTTGCTTTACGCTCTTTGACAAAGTTTAAGTTACTCAAGTGTTCAATTATTTTAATGTATTTTGTATCTTCGCTAAATGTCTCACGGTTTACCATGAATGTAGTTCCCCAGTGGCTCCACTGTGTTCCAAACACATGAACCATCTTTAACTGCCAGGGGTTAGGGTAATACTTGAAATCAAATTCACTATAGTCAAGTTCGCTATTCAATATCCAACACAACTCTGTATTACTACGGTTGATACAACGATTGATTGTATCTACCCAACTATTCAAGAAGCGTGTCTTTGAGATGTTAGTGAAACGTGCTTTGAGTTGTTCAAAACGCTCTTGTGATTCTTTATTGCCGCGATCAACAAAGAAGATATCTGGTTGAACGAACAACTCGGCAAGATATTCATTATCTGCTTTTTTATCTTGTTGAACAAAGTTTTTATCAGTATATCCCTGTAGATAAAATGACGAATTTACAAAATATGTTTGTGTCTTTTCGCTTTCAGGACTACCGAACACATGTATGTATTGTTCTTGATCTTTCGTTGGACGCCAGTTAAAATCAAAGTTATCATAATTGATTGACTTCTGTAATGCCCAGAATACTTCATCTTGATGATTTTTAACTAAATTACCTAATGTAGTTTCAATGTAATATTTAGGAACTTCTTTAGCACGTAGTTTAGCCTTTATATGGCTCATATATTTGACTTCTGTAGCACTAGGAACAACGTATTTAGGACCTCCCCTATCTGCATACTCTGTCGCAAATTCATAAATGTAAGGGGGATCGTAAGGATCGGGGCGCCAACTAAAGTCAAACGTTTCAACATCAAAACCATCAGGTACTTGCCACAATTTTAAATTAGGTCTTATTTCAGCAATAATATCATTAACGTATTTAAAATCTGTAGCACCTGTGACTTTGTATTTGACCGTAGGTTCTTTTTCAGCACTATTCCATTGATTACCAAATACATAGATATACGGAGGTGATCCTGGATCCGGTCTCCAACTAAAGTCAAAATTTTCTATAGGAAACAATACTTCAAACTTGTCAGGTTGAGGCATGGCATACGCTATTTTTTCATGCACATACTTCTTTTCGGTAGCACCAGGAACACGATATTCAATAGAAGGTTCTATCTCTGCACGATTCCACTGATTACCAAACACATAAATGTATGCTGGCTCTCGAGGATCTGGTCTCCAACTAAAATCAAACCCGTTATTCTTACTTGTTATAATATCAATAGGAAGTTTCTTTACCCATCTATCCCACTGTGGTAATACTTCTACTAATTCTTCCATGTATTTCTTTTCAGTAGCGCCCGGTACATGGTACTCTAGTGTGGGTTTCATTTCAGCAGGTTCATACTTATTTCCCCATACATAGATGTATGGAGGATCATGCGGATTAGGCACCCAACTTAAATCAAATTTTGATTTATCAATAGATACGAGTTCTTTCCAGTTTTTGATATTAGGTGCTAATTTTGCTGTAAGAGTTTTTATATAATTGTTTTTAGTCGCATCGGGTACTACATATTTTATAGTAGGCATGACTTCAGCGTTATGCCATTGATTTCCGAATATATAAATGTAGGGCGGTTCGGTATCATCTGGATGCCAACTATAATCAAAATCTTCAATCAAAAGATTATCTACAATCTCAAAATTTTTCTTGTTAGGTAATTTTTTTGCTTTCAAAATACGACGATCAATGTATTTTATAGCACTCATCTCATCAGTGCCGGGGGTGATATATCTAGGTCCACCTGTCTTTTGCCACTGAGTACCGAATTGATAGATATATGGTTTATCTTCTGCATAAGGATGCCAACTGAAGTCAAAACTATCAACATCAATATCATCTGGTATCTCCCAGTTTGTCTTGTTAGGACGCATCTTAGCAACAGGATTATCTATATATTTTATTTCTCT